TGTTTTGCAAGTAATACGTTTGCGCCTCCCTTCCATCGTTACCCATCTTAACAGACCGCAAAGCAGCCCGTAAAGGTGATGGCCCCCACATATGAGAACCAGGTGAAGAGTAATCCAAACTCCACCCCCTGTTATGAATTATTTCTTCAGGGTCAAAACTGTTCTCATCGGTAGAATACCCGACCTTGTATTTCTTTATTGGCTCAGTTAATCCGCCGCTAATGATTTGGGTATTTTGAACAGGTAGGAGATATAAGCCCATTACTTCGGCCGTTCCAACTTTAGCCTTTGCTTTGTATGCCAAAAAGTTGCCTGTAGTTAACCTAAAGCCGTAACAATTCTCTAAAAACTCTCCTTCGCTTTGGTATTCGTTGGGTCGTTTAAATAGATCAATAATTTTATGGTTAAAGACCTCTTCTAATGCTTTTGTCTTTACTTCCTGTAGCTCGTTCCAATGCTTTCTAAACTCAACAGGATTAGCGTTTGGATCGGGAAGGTTTTTTAGTAATGCTTTGTAAGATGATAGCTGCTTCTTATCCTTTATCCTGTAAAGATTTAAAGGTGCTACTGATGCAAGTCTTACGATTACATTAACTGCACCATAAACGTCAGGATTAAGATAATAACCTTCGCTAATGTACTTCTCAGGTTCATCGTTAATCCAAATAACTGAATTAGATGATAGGTAGGGGAAAACTGATTGATAATATCTGTTTATTGGTAGGGCTGCTGTAGCTATTCTGATTGCCTGATTAACAGCCCATTTATTTACAAATCCGGGGAGTAAGTTCACTTATTCATAATGATAGATTTTGTTTCTATAACTGAATATTAGTTAAGATTAACTTTGGCAGTAACCATTCTAATGTCTTCTCTTACGTCAACATATACAGTCTCAACAAAGAGTTTTGTTTCGTGTTCAAACTTGGCAATCGCTTGTAGAATTTCCGACTCTAATTGCCTTTTCGCTTCTCTTGCTTCATCTATGCCCATGTAAATTCTATTTGGGGTTGTGTAAAATGAGTATACACAGCGTAACGCATCGCATCAAGTAAGTGATCCTGAAACTTTACAGGCTCATCCAACGCTTTGCCGTCTTTGTCTGTTTTCCACTTGTAATTTCGTATCTCTTTAATCAAGTTTGTGCTTCCTTTTGTGATAAACAAAGGCTTAGACTTTATCATGCTAATGCCCTCTTTAACTGCTTTGATTCCCGGCTTTACATTTAACCCTGCCCTGCTCAACTCTTCAATTGTTTTTGGTTCTGCTGCATCACAGTAAACCTCACAGCTACCTAAGCCAAAAGTTTCAACTAAATAAATCAAATCGTTAGTGGTTAGCTTCGATTCATACATAATCTCTTCAGCATACATCTTATCTTCCTTGATGCCAATCTTTACGAGTGCAGAAGGGTTGTTATATCCAAAGTCTAACCCATAAATAAAATCATCGCACTCAGGCATATAATCAATAATGTTGTAATGATTATAAATAGTTTCCTGACTAACGCCCCTCTCCCCTAATCCGTATATCTTCCAATAGTTCTCATCAGCTTCTTTTAGTCTTTCTATCTCATCAATAATCCCTTTATCTAAAAAAGGATTGTCTTTATACGTTGTGACAAAGAAGTCTGAATCATCCCTGGTTATAACCTTATCGTAAATCCAATGGTACTCATCGCTCGGATTATAGTCAATTACTATCTTTTCTTCAGTTCTGAACACCAACTGCATCCATGCCTCATAATTCAACTCATTAGCCTCATTGATAAACAGATAATTCCTTTTCCTACCTCTTATCTTTTGCGGCTGATCAACGCTAACAAACTCAACCAAATTACCGTTTAACAGGTATGTGTTTTCTGTTTTGTTGTGGTAATCCTCGCTATAGAGATTCAGTTTACCTAAAATCTCTATAAAGTCCCTCATTACCGATCCTCTAATGCTTGGCAATGATGCTCTGCAAATGGTTAGCGTTTTACCACTCTCCTGCATCAACTTTATGACAAAGAACAAAATGATGTTATAAGTCTTGCCCGACCTTGTACCGCCTTGCATTATCGTTATCCGCTTCTTAGAATTGGATAGGTAGTCAAATACAATGTTGGTTTTAACTGTCGCTCGGCTCACGTCTTATAACTTCAACTATTAACCCGGTAACTTTTTCACCGTCTGTTGTTAAATCCACGCTTTCTTTAGGTTTCCCGATAACATAACCCAAATAAGTTTTAATGGCATCCATATCCCCTCCTACTGCCATTGTTTCTAACTTTTGGAATATCTCAATAGCTTTGCTCTTATCTGAAGCGTCTCTAATGGCTGTTAAGAGCTTATTAGGCTGCCTTTTACTCCTTTCCCCTGCTGCTTTTGCTGTTGCTGAATTAAACGGCATAAAATGTTATCCTATGTTATTAAACATTAAAACCAAGCAAAAAATCTTCTACTTTTATACGATCGAAAAATATCTTACGTTCCGTTAATCGGTTATGAGGTATCTTGTTTTCTGCTATTAGTTTGTAAACAATGTTCTTGCACAAACCAGTGTGAATGCAAACCTCTTCCATATTCAAAACTCGCTTATTTGAAAGATCCTGAGTTGTATGTCCGTATTTTACGGTTTGCGTTTTGTCTTTCATTGTTTCTATAACTTTTATCTTAACTCATTAGGTTTCTTTGGAATAATCCCGTTTGTAACACAAGGATTTGTTTTATTAGTCGCTACCCTGCACCAATGATCATGCCCTTTTGATGAGGGTTGTTTTCGCTTCACTATTTCAAGCCTCAATACTCCTTTATGGTCTACGTAATTTTTAGAAAAGTTGACGAATTGATCAACGTAAATGATGAGGGTATGTTTAACTAAGTCATCTTCCTCGTCTATGAGTTCAGATACGACATTCAACCCCTCGGCTCTAATAGGTACTGGTTTATTGTGGTTCATGGACTATTGGGTTATCCAAAAATAACAATAATCTAAGAATAAATACCTTTTTATGAAATATATTTAGTAATAAGTTATTTTCATTAGAATTTCTTCAACTTAACCCCTATCTACTGCAAACAATTATCTAACAAGTTTTCGATTCGTTTGCGGAGGATTGGAGTGATTGGAGATATTGTTTGAAGTCGTGAAGTATTGTGTAGTCGGAAGGGTCTGAATTATCTTTTCTGTTATCCACCCACTCAATAGCCTTTTCAATCTTATCTTCCTTCCCCTTATCACTTACCCTTTCGTCATTGTGAAAGTCACACCATCTTTCGTCATCCGTTCTACTGTCGTTTGCTTTGTCAGACAGCCAATAACCTAAAATAAACATAGACTTTGCAAGGAAATACCTTTGGTCTGTTTCATCAGGAATAGCTTCTATTGCGTGTTTATGCGCTAACGACTGCAAATCACTTACCCTTTCGGCTTGGGTTTCGGATTCTTTGAGAAAAGACACTGCATCTTCATACGCATCCATTTGCCTGTTTGATGCTATATGTTCTTTTGAACTATCAACTAACCCCTGAATGATTTCAATGGCTTCTCTTAGGTTTAACTCAGTTACCTCGTTCCTTTCCCCTTGCTTTTGGAGAAACTGATACATTGCTTCAAGTACCTTACTTTTCCCATAAACAGGCTCATCAAAATCCCTATGGTTTTCAAACGGAATCCATTTTAAAATGTCCTTTGCTGCTTCTTCGATTTGATTTTCCATATGTTTATTTTGAGTTTTGATTGTACCATTTAATAAATTCAACTACAGTACACCAAGTAGATTCTATTTTATCGTTTCCTTTTTTAGAGATTAAATGACTTCGAGTACCATCGTTTCTGATAGATATGCAACAGTTGTGATAGACTACTGATAACTCTGCAATACAGTCAAGATTTTCTATCTTCTCAACGACAGGCATTAACCAATCCCACCGCTTATCATAAAGCAACCCACCATCACCAAAAACAGATTGCTCTGCTATAGGACTTGAATACATTTTACCATATCTACCATCTTGCCAAGTTGGTAGTTTCATAAACTCCGCTATCAATTTATTCCCTTCTTCTATTTCCTTCCTTTCCATATCTTATTATTTTATTTGGTTATAAATATCCAAAAGCCATTGCAGCCATTTCTCCAATATCGCACAAGTCTCCACCTTCATTATCATCAAACTCTTCCCATTCACCTTCTGCGTTTTCTTTGCCGTAAACCGATTCAATTTGCTTTTCTAAGGCATCCCATTTATCAGCCTTCTTTTTAAACTCGTTAATTTCTGATTCTGTGTAGTTCATATAATTCATTTTATTAGGTGGGGGAGGTTAGAAATGGATTTCTTCCTTGACTCCAAAATATTCATCAAAAGCTGTTCGTATTGCCTGAACAGAAACAACCTCTTTTCTTATCGCTCCATCTATAACTTCAGTTTGACTGTTGAGTATGGCATGCAGCAGAGCCTTAACCTCTTCAATGGTTATATCAACTTGCTCTATAGCTAATTCAGACATAGATTTGACCGTTACTTGTGGATTTGTAGGGTATATTTTACAGACCGCTTTTCTATGTTCAGGAAGAAAATTAAAGTCGTGTTGACTTATTAAACTTCCTGTGGGAGTTTGGTAAACGGTGTCTTTATTAATTCCTAAGCTATTCAGGTTAAGGTTTCCGTTCTTGATAACTTCTGGTTTCTTAAATTTTTCTATACTCATACTTTTTCTTTTTTACTCATTTAAATACATCTTGATTGGAGGGGGAGTTAGAAGAACGCAGCAAATGCATCTACCTTTTCCCGGTACTTCTTTTTGCTTTGTTCGTTATCGTACTTTTTACAGTTCCTTCGATTCGGGTAGAACATTTCGTTATCGTGCATCGTTTGGCATCCGTGACAAAACTTCTCGCCTGGTTCTACTGTCTTTTTGATTGGTTTCTTAGTTCTCATCAGAAATTATCAATTGCTTGTTGTTTAATAAAATACTCAGCAACTGCCTGTTTTTTACATTCAGTCCTTACCATGTTCTCCCAATCCTGTTTCTTTTCTTTTAGCAGCCTCAATTTTCTCATTTCGTTGACCCCGGCTTGTAATGCTTCGTCTTCTATGTTTTTTACAACCTTGCGCCTTATTTCGCCTTTTTCTTCTTTAGTGAGAATTATTTCAGTTCCTTCTAATTGATCGTAGACTTTAGGCGGGATAAGTCCGGTTAGTTTAGTCTTTAGGAAAATATCCTTTGCCACCTTAATAAACTCAGCATCGTCTAAAACTTCCTCAGTTGATGGCAGTTCCTTGTGAACTATTTGGCTTTCTTCTAATTGCCTTACTGTTGATCGTTTGTAGAAGTAAGGATTTACGGCTGTATCGATTAGCGAAAGGTTAATTGACTTTCCCCAATCCTTTATTTCAGTTCCATATTTTCTCATGGCGTATTCTATCTCTTGAATGTTGAGGTTAGAATAATCTTCCTTCATTTTCTTTTCGAGCTGTTGATATAAGATTTGTTTTACGTCTTCATCAGCCGGGATCTGCCAACCAGTAATGATTGATATTTTCACACACAAGGAAATAGCATGCAGTTTTATTAATGCCTCGCTCAATTGCCCTATTGGTTTTTCAGCGTACATCATCCGCCAAACCTTCTTCTCTTCTTCGCTCCAGTTCAATAGCTCTACGGAGGTCTTCAATTGCGGATATTTGACCTGACTCACTTCGAGTGCCTGGTTTTGCTTGTGTTGTATTAATTCTTTTTGCATTGTTTACATTTTGACCTTTCATCCAATTAGTGAAATGTGAGAAAACATCCTTTTCGCTTTGATAGAATTTTTCGCCAGTGAAGTATTGAATTTTAAAAACCGTCCAAAACTCTTTTACTTGTTCGGTGTTTAATTTTATCTGTTTAGTGATTTGCATTAACTGAATTACTGAGCCTATATTAATTTCTGGTAGCTCTAACCATAAATCTTCAGAATCTGGTTTTGGTTTTATGTGTGTATTATTATTTATTACAGTATCATTTACATTAACAGTTACATTATCATTTACACTTACAGTTGAATTTGTTGACGTTTGTTCAACACTTTCAACACATGTTGAATTTGTTGGATTTTGTTGCTTCTTCTTATCTGCACTCGCCTTGCCCGCCTCCGATCTCTTCTCTTTTATTTTGTCCCACTTATCTAAATCTCTTTTGAGTTGTTGTTTTATAGGCTCAAAGACTAAGTCTATTATAACATCATCAACTACAGGATTTTTATCATTAACATAAGCAAGTATGGTTTTGAATAATACTCCCGCCTTGTTGTCTTTCATTTTTTCTACGGTATGAATCAAATCTGTGTATAACAGAAATGACCGTTTGTTTTCAGCCATAGGATATAGGATATTGAAATAGTTTAAAAAATAATTGCCTGATTGCTTGCAGGTATTATTAGTAAACTATATATTTGTCTTACCACAGAAAATGTACAGTCTTAACAATACTGGCAAACATTAAAAGAGGCGGTCTATAATAGGTTGCCTCTTTTTT